CCTGCTAGATTATCAAAGAACGAGTTTGTATTCACAGCTGATGCTGTAAAAGCAGCAGGTGGAGGAGATGTTGATAAGGGAGCCGATCTAATGTATAAAACAATGAAACAATTGGAGAATAGGGTATTATAATGGCCGTACAAGAATCAAGAGTATTACCACCACAGTTTATAGAAGATTTAGCAACCGATTATGGTAAACAGCTTACTGCGTTAACAGCTCAAAAGATAGACACATCTCAGTTTGCACCTACAGTTGCATCACAAGATGCATTACAAACCAGAGCAGCTACTTTAGCTGATCAAGGTATTGGATCTTTTCAGCCGTTTGTAACTGCAGCACAAACACAAGCAACAGATGCGGCAACACAATTAGGAACTGCAGCTACAGGTATTGCAGGGGCAGAAGCATTATTAGGAACAGGTGCTGGTACAGGGGCAGGTTCTGTGTCTTCTTATATGTCTCCATATCAAACGCAAGTTATTGACGCTACTTTAGAAGAGTTCGATAGAAACAGAGCAATACAAGAACAACAAATCAGAGATCAACAAGCACAGCTTGGTGTACTAGGTGCAGGTAGAGCAGGAGTGCAGCTTGCAGAGTTTGGAACAGGTCAAGCTAGAGAAAGAGCATTACTACAAGCAGGATTATTACAACAAGGTTTCGGTCAAGCACAAACTGCTAGACAACAAGATTTAGCTAATAGAAGAGCACTTGCACAACAAAGAGCAGGTTTAGCTGGACAACAATTAGGACAAGCACAGTTTCAAACAGGATTAGCACAGCTAGTTCCTAGTCTAGAAAGAGGCGATATCTCTACTTTAGGATCAGTGGGCGCTATCCAACAAGCACAGAGACAAGCAGAATTAGATGCACAAAGAGAAGCAAATAGATTAGAAGCGTTTGAGCCTTATGAAAGACTTGGAACTTTTGGTTCTGGTGTTGCACAACTTATAAGTGGATACCCAGGACAAAGACAGTTTACAACTGTGCCTAACCCAACACCTTTACAAACATCTCTTGGTATCGGTGCAACGTTGGCTGGAATATACGGGAGCTTAAGAAGATAATGAAAAGTAGAATATTAAAAAGACCTATGTTCAAAATGGGTGGATCAACTGACGGCATTTTGTCAGGATTGGATACACCTCGTTTAGATGCATCTAGACAAGGATATAAAAGAGGAGCTGACGTTAGAAAAAGAGTAGAAACTATAAGAGGTATCTACGATGATGTTTTACCTGCACAAGATCGTAGAGGCATGCCAGGATCTGTGTCTAATTTTTTAACAGGTTTTGGTTTAAATTTACTAGGACAACCTGGTGGAAGAAACATATTTCAAACTGCTGCAAAAGCAGCACAAACACCGTATCAACAATTTGTTTCTGCTAGAAGTAAAGAACAAGCAGAAGAGAGAGCATTAACACAAGCTATTATTGGTGATGCTATTGAACAAGAGTCAGATGAAGAGATAGCAAGATTAAAAGCACAAGAAGGAAAAACTTATGAGTTTGAAAAAAAATTAGGAGCTTATGAAGGTTTTCAAACCACAATTTCCTCTAATCTAAAGAAAATTAATTCTATTGATGATGAAATAAAACAAAAACAAGAAGAACTTGCAACAATTCAATCAGGAGAAAAAGGCGAGATAGATACTGTTAAGGTAGATTCTATAAATAAAGAAATTGAAAGTTTAAGAAAAAAAGGTATAGATTTAGCTGACTCTAACAAACAATTAAAAAGAAGATCTGAAATAGTTCTTGGAAGTGAATCTGATTTAGACAGACAAGTTCGTTTAGAAAGAGAAGAAGGTAATATAACAGTTGCTGAATTTAATGAATATAAAAGAACAGGGAAATTACCTGAATCTTTAGCAAAAGCTGAAGGAGGTAGAGTTGGTTATCAAGAAGGTGCTAGAGTTGATATGCCCACAGCTTCTAAAGTTGCCGCTTTAGATTATGGAACTTTAAGAGCTAGATTACCACAACAAATAGGTGATGACATTGTAAAACTTATAGCTGACAGTGGAGAGGCTTTAACAGATTTTGCTAATATAAGAACACAACAAGACGTAGACAAATTTAACGAGACATACAAAGTAAATCTAGTATTACCATCGGAGGATTAAAATGCCTCTATTTAAGGAACCTAAATATAAAACAAGTAAAATAGATCTTGATAAAGATACAGTCTTTAAATCATTAAAAAAAAGAACAAATCCAAAACCTAAAAAAGAAGTTAAATTTACTTGGAGAGGCTTAGCTAATCTTGCCTCGAGTTTTGATATAACTAGTCCTCGTAGACTTGAAAAACTAGGGTTACTCGCTAGTGGTGAAGAAAAACCACAAGAAAAAGATTACATAGATTTTTTTGAAGACATAGAAAAAGGTTTATATAAAGCTGCTGAAAGCACAGCATACTCTATTGGTGATCTTGCAACAACAGGTATTGACGCCGCCGCAGGAACTGATCTCAATACAAAATTAGATGAAGCTTTTGAAGAAAATAAATTAGAAAGCCCTGAAACTCTTTTAGGTAAAACTACAGAAATAGTTGGAACATATGCCATGCCAGGCGGTGCTGCTTTCAAAATAATGAATAGACTTAGAAAGTTGACATCATTAAAAAAAGCTAAAGAATTTTTAAGATTAACCACTGGTAAAAAAGTATCAGATATAGCTAGTAAAGCTGGATACATGGCTGGTGCTTTTGCGGCAACTGATTTTTTAGTAAACACACCAGATAGATCAACATTATTTATTGAACAAGAATCTTATGATGGTTTATCTGGAAGAGAAAGAGCTGCTGCTAAATTTAGAAATAGATTAAGATTTGCTGCAGAGGGTGCCTCTATCGGAGGAGGCTTTAGTCTTGCAGGAAAGCCCATAGCTATTGGATTTAAATATGGGTTATTTAAACCCACGATGAAAGTTGCAGGTATTGGTTTAAAAACAGCTGACAAACTTGTTGTACAGCCAGCGTCTTATCTTTTATCAAAAGATAAAATTGTTATACCAAGAGTATCTAAAGGTTTACAAAAAGGATCTGCTTACACACTAGAACAAATTATATCACCTCTATTAATTGGTAAAGTCCCTCTCCAAACACAGTTACCCAAATTTAATAAATGGAGAATGTTTTCTGTAAATTCAAAAGATGAAGTGCAAAGAAGAGTAAAAAAATTAGATAATTTTCTTGCAAAGTTTAGATCTACTGGAGAACAAACAGCTAGACAATACAGATTAACAACAGCTGCAAAACAAGAAATAAAAGCTGTGAATAGAACTATAGAAAAATATTTAGAAGATATTGAAAAAAGATCTTACACTTTAGCGGGTGGTTTTCTAAAACATTACAATACACAAAAACCCTCTCCAGCTTTAAGAGACAAATATCTTAATGATGTATTGGCTTATCTTAAAAAAGAAATGCCACTTGATAAACTACCAAAAGAACTACAAGCTTCAGCGAAAGGATTGAATACAGAAGTGGTAAAAGCAAAACAAAAATTTTCTGATCTTTTACCAGCTGGAGAACTTAAAGATTTTATGGTTAGTAATGTAAACTCTTATATGCGTAAATCATTCGCTGTATTTACTAATCCTGAATACGCTCCAAAAAAAGAAGTGTTCGATGATGCAGTAAAATATTTTACTAACGTAGTTAAAAATAATAGAGACATGAAAGAAGCTGCCTTAAAATTTGTGAAGAAACCTAAAGAAGAACAAAGAATAACAGAATATGCAAAAACTTTAACACAAAAATTATTACAAGATGGTAAAACTAATGATTTAGATCCTTTACAGCTTTTACAAAGAATAGGTAAAAAAGATTTAAGAATAGATAAATTAATTAAAACAGGGGAAGAACTTCCTGATGCAATTAAAAGACTTTTAGGTGAACAAGATGATTTAAAATCATCTGTATTAACGACTGTTAATCATGCCATTGTAAACACAACCAACAAAAAATTAGCAGACAGACTTGCCGCGTTAGGGTTAAAAGAAGGATGGTTACACAACTCAAGAGCAGCAGCTATTGCAAAAGGGATATTAGATCCACATAAAATACAAGCACCACAAAGTTTAGGATTGTTAAATACAAGAATTAATAATTTATATGGTAGTGCACAAATATCACAAGCGATAAGAGGCACTCCAGGTGTTTTAGATAATTTGATACAAAATAAGGCTTACAGAGGGTTATTACAATTTAAAGTGGCAACACAATTTGGTAAAACAGTATTATCACCAGCTACACAAGTACGTAACGTAACTTCAGCTAGTTTATTTCCATTAGCTAATGGGCATATAGGTGGACGTGCATCAGTGACTGACGCAATAAAAATAGTCATGGATGATATATTTGGTGCGGGTAAGGAAGTTACCAATGAAAAATTAATTAAAGGTATAGAGAATAAAATACGTCTTGGTGTATTGGACGAAAACATTGTGGCATCAGAACTTGGTGCTGTATTAAGAGAAATTAAAAAAGGCTCTGTCAATAATCTAGATGCTTTATATAACAAATTAACTAATGGTAGATTTTTTAAAGGGGCAACAAGATTATATGCTGGAGGGGATAACCTTTGGAAGTGGTATGGCCACGAATATGCAAAATCACAATTAAAATCTACTTATAAAAATATAAATGGTATTGCTCAATGGACTAAAGAAATAACAGGAAAAGAATTTGATAGATTTTTACCATTTACTAGAAAATTAAAAACTTTTGATGATGCAATAGATGAAGCTGCAGCTTGGTACATTAGAAATACATACCCAACATACAGTAAAGTTCCAGAAGCAATTAAAGCAATTAGAAAATTACCATTTGGTAATTTCGTATCTTTTCCTGCAGAGATGATACGTACAACATTTAATATTTTAAATGTTGGTGCAAAAGAAATTGCATCTAGTAACGAAGCACTTCGTCAAATAGGTTATAGAAGGATGATTGGTGCAGGTTTTACATTAGGTGGAGCTGGAGATTCAGCGTTAAATTTAGCTTCTGCTTTAACAGGAACAACGTTGGAAGAATTAGATGCATATAAAAGATCGTTTGCAGCACCTTGGAATAAAGACTCTATATTATTACCGATGAACAAATGGAAAGGTGGCGTTGGTAAAGCAATAAATTTTTCATATTTTAGTCCTTACGAAGTTGTACAAAAACCATTTGAGGCATTAATTACAGAAATAGAGCAAGGCAAACTTTTGCAAAAAGATATTGATGATAGAATCCTTGGTCTATTTGGAGCTTTTATTAAACCAGTTATTGAACCTTTTGTTTCAGAAGCAATAGCACTTGAAAGAACATCAGATGTTATACCTGCAGGGTTTGGAGTAGGTGGAAGAGGTGGGGTTACAAAAACAGGAAGTAGAGTTTATTCATCCACAGATAGTATTCCAGACAAAATAACAAAAAGTTTTGTGCACATTGTAAAAGGTGTAGAGCCTGGAGCTGTAACGACAGGGAAAAAAATAGCTAAAGGTATAAATAAAGATTTAACAAGAGGTGGAGTACCTGTGGATTTAAGAGATGAATTACTAGCTCTTTTCTCTGGTATTAGAATTATAAACGTAGATGCACCAAGGTCTTATAATTATAAACTTACAGAATATAATAAAAATAAAAGATCAGTAACAGTTTCAGAAAAATTTTATAGTCCCGAAAACGCACAATCAAGAGGTGGAGATGTATTAGTTAAAGAATTTAGAAAAATTCAAGATGAAGGCCTTATGGTGCAAAGAAAATTTTATCAAGTATTAAAAGATGCTGAAGCTATGGGTGTGGATAAAAGAACATTAAGAAAAGCTAATAAAGGTAGATTATCTAATAAAGAATTTAATAGAATTTTAAGAAACAAATACACTCCTGTGAATTATTCAAAATCTAGAATGAATAAAAGAGTAAGGGATATTGAAAAAGCTTTTCCTGATCAAGAGATAGATAAAGACTTTGCTTTTCCAAGAAGAGAACTAAATCAAATTATTAGAGAATATAGAAATAAACCTCTAGCAAAAGAAGAGACAACAGAACAAGAAATACAAGATGATAGATCTGAAATACAACAAACTCGAGAACCAACAAGAATTAGTCAGATACAAACTCCTCCATTACCTAGAAGCCCTGAACCTGTTTTAGCTAGAACTTCAACAGCAAATGTGATAAACCCATTATCTGGATTAACACAAACAGAGACTGCATTGCTGTCTCCAGAAGAACAACTTATAAGACAAAGAACCAAAAGAGTTTAATGGCAATAGAACCTAAAACAACTAGAGAACATATTGTATCCCTTTACGGACATATCAAAGGGGTTAAAAAAGATATTGCACATATGCATAAAGGTATTCACGATTTGGGTGGCAAGATAGATAAAATCTATTGGGTTCTGCTATCAGCTGTGGGGGCTGTAGCCATACTAGTCTTAGAAAGATTTATAACTTAATCCTCGGAATCGTCGTGCCAGCGTTCATTAATCTTGCTGGCCATCCAGACGGCAATGGGAATACAACATATAAAAGTTAATTCCATTGACTTTTTAACTGAAAATCCAAAGTATTGATTTAATAATGTAGTAATCAACACGGGAGAACATGCCCCAACTAACATAAGTATCGCCATTCTATAATGAAAAGGTGGTTTCATATCCACTGTTTTAACTCTTCTCCCATAACTTGTGAAGCTATATTTATTTTCTTACGGAGAGATTTTACTATCTTTGTGTCTACAGTGTCTTCTGCTATAATATCGACGTATGTCACTTTTTTCTTTTGTCCTATTCTATGTGCTCTGTCTTCTGATTGCATTCTTTTTTCTAGATCATATCCATTAGAATAATAAATTACTGTATTTGCTTGTACTAACGTAATACCATACCCACCAGTTTGTGGTGTTCCAACAAAAAATCTAACCTTGTCATTATTCTTAAAATTTTCAATAGCATAGTCTCGTTGTTCAGGTAGCGTCTTGCCATAATAATGGACCACGGACCCCTGACCATACTTATCTTCTAGTAATTTAAAAATGTTTCTAACATCATGTTGATAATGTGCCCATATAATAGCTTTACCCTCTACTTCTTCTAGTACATCTAATAGTTCTGATAGCCTGTTGTTTTTAACCTCTTGTATTGTTCCATCGTCTGCAGAAAAATGACCACAAGTTATCTGATGTAAACGCATAAGTTGTGTTAGTGCTGTCATAGTTGTAACAGTTTTACCATTTAATGTAGCAAGAGCTTCTTTTCTCATCTGCTCGTACAGCTTCTTTTGTTCTGGTGTTAATTGTATTTCTCTTTTCATATAAACTTTATTCGGTAAATCTAAACAATCTTCTTTCAATACTCTGTAAGAAAAAGGTTTTAAAGTTTCAGATAATTCTTTTAAATTAATAAATTGTTTAACGACGTTAATACTTCTACCAGCTACATGTATTGTTTTCATCTCTGCATATCTATTCCTAAAAGCATAGTAAGAGGTAAACTGTAAATGATTGTGATCTAAAAACTCACATTGTGTATATAAATCTAATGGATTTCTAGTTACAGGAGAACCTGTCATCACTCTTCTGTAAGAGGCTAAATTAGATAAGGACAGTATATTTTTAGTTCTTTTAGCCTTAGGATTTTTTATTGTTGTGCTTTCATCAATGGCCATTAATGATTTATGCGATCTTAAAAATTGTGCAGCAAAAGATTTACCTTTTTCTGTGCTAAAAGCTTCAACATTCATTATAATAATATGAAGTTCGTGACCCGTTTTGAACAGTGAGTCTAATTTAGTTTGCTGTTTTTTATTTATATTAGATTGCCACAGAACGGTCACATTCTCTATATGATCAGGTAAATGTGTAGGCAACTCCTGATTGTACCAAGTGCCTATTACACCTTTTGGTGCAACTATTAATGCTCCATCTACTTTACCTTTATCATAAAGCATTGATAAATTATCAATTAGGACTTTTGTTTTACCAGTCCCCATTTCCATAAAATATGCAAACGTATTTCTGTGCCAAGATTTTTCCAACGCAGTAAGTTGGTGTGCATACGGTTTAGTTTTAAATTTATATTTCATCTTTCTATTGACACGTATATAGGATTTTGCTACAAAGTCAATATGAAAGATACAGAAAGTATTAATTACTCAGAGGCAAAAAAAGATAGAATGCCTAAAGTGTATGTTGTACAAGAAATTTCGGGGACTAGAGAAGGTCGTCCTAAATTTAATATTATGGGTGCAGCAGAATATGGCAAACTAGAATTTTTATTGGATGAAAGATCGCAAATGATTTTTTCTCCTGGTCCTTTAATATTGAAACTTAAAAATCTTTTAAAAGATTTCAAAACAACAGACTACTTGTTATTAACAGGTGATCCTGCTATAATAGGTGTTGTCTGCTGTTTGATATCTGATATGACAAACGGTAGATTCAGTCTCTTAAAATGGGATAGACAAGAAAAAAGATACTACCCAATAGAGATTGATATTTACGGAACAAGGAACAATAAAAATGACAGCGATTGATTTTGAGAAAGACAAAGAAGAAATAATTAATAAAACAAGAAATATAAATAAACTTGCAGATAAAATACAAGAGATGCAAGCAGTTCAAAAAGCTCTTGAGGCAGACGAAGAGCAAATTAAACAAAAGAAAAAACATTTAGACTATTTATCAGGAGAAGTTATTCCCACTATGTTATCTGAAATGGGACTATCTTTTCTTAAATTAGCAGATGGATCATCCATCGAAGTTAAAACAAATTACAGCGCCACTATAACTCAAGCAAAAAAAGAGGAGGCGTTTAAATGGCTTCGTGAGAATGGCCTGGGCGATATAATCAAAAATGAGATATCCGTATCGTTCGGTCGTAACGAGGATAACAAGGCGGCTGATTATGCCGAACTTGCAAAGGGTCGAGGGTTTCAGCCTACTCAGAAATTGAAGGTTGAACCCATGACTCTAAAAGCGTTAGTCCGTGAGCGTATCGAGGCAGGAAAAGAAATGCCAACGGAACTTTTCAACATATTTGTTGGAAATAAGACAACAATAAAAAGGAAACAATAACGATGAATGAAGTAACAGAAAAAAAGAAAAACGAAGTAAGCGTTAATGTGTTTGAAACAGATGCAGGCCAAGGTATCTCAAACATAAAACAAGAAGACCTTGCGTTACCGTTTTTAAAAGTTCTTGGTCAGCTTTCGCCTGAATGCAACAAGCGAGATGCTAAATATGTCGAGGGGGCAGAACCAGGCATGATTATAAACACTGTCACAAACGAAGTTTATGATGGTGTTAAGGGGATAGATGTCATTCCGTGTCATTACAAAAGACAATACATAGAATGGCAAGATAGAGGTGAAAGTCAGGGAGCTCCAGTAAAAATATATGAAGCTGGTGACGATGTACCTAAAACTACAAGAGACAAGTTTAATAAAGATAGGTTAGCTAATGGTAACTATCTTGAAAACACAGCTAGTCATTTCGTAGTCGTTCTCGGAAAAAATCCCTCAACAGCGTTGATTTCTATGAAAGCTACTCAATTAAAAGTGAGTAGAAAGTGGAACTCAATGATGACGGGTATTAAGATGCAAGGTAAAAACGGTATGTTTACACCAGCAACTTACAGTCATATTTATAAACTAAAAACTGTGCAACAGTCTAACGACAAAGGCACATGGTTTGGTTGGGATGTGAGTAGAGTTGGTCAGATAACAGACCAAAATGTTTATCAAATTGCAAAAGACTTTAGCGCAAATGTGTCTAAAGAAAACGTGCAAGTTAAACATGAAACCGAAGCCTCTTCGAGTCAAAAAGCTAAGAAGACATTAGATTTATAAGTTCACTCAGCTAGTGAAGTGAGGGGCGATGACGGGAGACTGAACTCGCCCCGTAACTATTTTTATGACGAAGAACGCATTAAAAACTTATAAAGATTGGATAGACGCAGGGTTTGTAACATTACCTTGTGATAATAAAAAATCTATTCTCCCAAAATGGAGTAAACCAAATTTTAAAGTGACCACTCAAGATTGGCAAAACAATCACATTGGAAAACAAATTGCTATTCGATTAGATGAATACATAGATTTTGATATAGACAATAGTAAAGTTAGATTTTTTGTAAATGATCATATTAAATATTGTGGTGCAATATTTGGTAGAAGAAATAGTCCCATGAGCCATTACTTATGGAAAGGTAAAATAGAAGCTAAAAAATTTATTTTACCTGATGAGTTAGAAGAAAAAATTAAAAAAGAGAAACACGGTGCAACGATATGTGAAATAAGATGTGGCACAACTCACTACACTGTAGTTCCAGAATCAAAATATCATTTAGGTGATGAAACAATAGAATGGGAGAAGTATGAGGGTATAACAATGTACCCTAAAGAATTTAATTTAACAGCGGACATTGGTAAGATTGCTTTGCAAACTGCTCTTTGTATCTGTTATCCGACAAAAGGTTCCCGTGATAAATATTGCACTGCAGTAGCTGGAGTGTTATTAAAACACGGATCTTGGACCACGGAGCAAGTAGATCTTTTTGTTCATAATCTTGCTATCCAATCTAAAGACGACGAAGCAATTTTAAGAGCTAAAAAAGGAACTTCTCACAGTAAATCTGACAGACAATATGGAATGAATACTTTAGCAGAGATTGTTAACTGCAGTAAAAAAACAATTGCAACTTTATTTAGTTGGGTAGGAATAGGTTATTCGACTGTTGAAGGAGCTTCAGCGATTGGTGATATAATTGAATACGCTAGAAATAAGTACGAAGTAAAAATATCTGGTAGTAAAAACGGACAAGCCATTCAAAGTTTAGTGAAAATGGATGGACCCACTTTACGAGATATGAAAAAATTTTATGATGAGGTAATAACTCAAGCTCAAATATGGGTTCCTAAAATGAAACCGATAGACTTTGAAACGATTGTAAAAAATAAATTTGAAGAAAGAATTAAAGCAAAAGAATACATTGAAGGAGATGCACAAGCAGAAGTATTTAAAAAACACTTTGATAAATACTTACAGAAAAAATTAATATCCGATGATCCAAAACAACTACTAAACTTTAACATGCCTACTTATCATTTAAAAAAACAAAACTTAGATTTTAAGTTAGCTCACTTCGAAGATTACTTAGACGAAATAAGATTTAAATATGGAGATCGTAATGACTTAAAAAAAAGTATTACAGAGTATCTAGATGGGACACAAGTTAACGGTAAAATTAAAGATGAAGATAACCAATACAAATCATGTGTCTATTGGAGAGTTCCAAGATACAAAATACAAGATCCTAAAATTTTAATAATAGAGGGAGAAACTATAGAAAATAAGGAGGTAAAACAAATTGATTTCGAATCAGACAAAATCAAAGATTAGAGTTATTGTAGGACCACCAGGAACTGGTAAAACACATATAAGAATTAAAGAGGAATACTCTAAACTGTATGACAAGTATGGTCCAGAACGTGGAATACTTTTAACACATAGTAGAGTAGCTAAAAACGAATTGTTTGATACCATAACATCAATAGATAAAGTAAAAAACAGTGTTTATTTAAAAGAGGACGAGGACTATTTTAAATATAGGATTTGCACTATGCACGCATATACCAAACATAGCGCTGGAGATAGAAGAGAGGTCTTTGATAAAAAATCTGACTACGAGGCTTTATGTAAAGTTGCTACTTTACTTAGACAAAAAAATTCGGCTGCCATTGTAAAAGATCCATTTAAGCACCATCCATTTTTTAAATGTAATTCAGAAGCACATGGTAGAGGAAAAACTATTTACGAACATTGGCAAACAGCACAAGATCCAAGTAGAAGTTATGATCCTTACACTTTAGGGATGGTTTTAAAAATTAAAGAACAGTATGAAAAATTTAAAAGAAACAATCATATTCAAGATTATCCTGACATGTTAGACTCATACATTAGAAAACCAAAAGTACCAAAAGTTGATTTCTTAATAGTTGATGAGGCACAAGATTGTAGTGTTCCTCAAATGCATGCCATAGATAGGATAGCAGAACATGTTAAAGAAATAATTTTAGTGGGAGACCCCAATCAAACTATATTTCAGTTTGCGGGTGCTGATCCAGATTTTTTTGAAAAACTTTTTGCAAAAGTAAAAGACGAAGATGAATTAAAAATAGGATTAAGATGTAGCAAAGCCATAAACTCTTTTGCTAAAAAAATTATAAAACCTATTTGGAAATATTATGGATACGAAAGAGCATGGCTACCTACTGATGAAGAAGGTAGCGTTCAGGTTATTCCAGATTTATTTTTATCAAAAGGTCTAGAAAACTTAAAAGAAAAGATAAAAAATACTGATCAATCTTTTTTATTTACATATCGATCTGAAAAATCGAAACAATGGTTAATACCTTTTTTTAAAAGAGAAGGTTATAAATATGGGCAAGTAGGTAGTATTTATAACCATGTCTCTGATGCAGAGTTTCAAGCACATGTTACATGGCCTGATTTTTTAGAAGGTAAACCACAACCTTTAGAACAAATAGAAAGTTATTGGGAGTATTTAGACAAGTCTTACAGATCAAAAGATAAAAGAATTTTTAAAAAAATAATAAATAAATCTTATACTTTTAAAGATTTTGTGAAAATGGGTTATTTAAAAAATGAATTAGAAAACAAACGTGCTTTTTGGCAATTAGCTAAAGTTCAAAAAACAGAAGAAAAAAAAGAACAGTTAAAAGAAAGACATCAATACATAACTAGAGTTATTGCAACGGGAAACATAAATCAAAGAAGTAAAATAGAGTACGGAAACTTTCATCAAGTAAAAGGTTTAACGAGAGATAATGTCATAGTTGATCGAAGTATAACTAGATACGAACCATCGTTTGAACAAAGACGATTAGGCTACACAGCGGTAACAAGAGGTAGACATGAGGCATGGATTTTAAACACACAAACAGGAAAGGAGTTAATAATATGAAAAACACATACAAGAAACAGATAGGTGGGGACCACTACCGATCGATGAAGATTCAGGCAAGTGAGTTTATAAACAAGAACAACTTGCCGTTTGCGGAGGGGAATGCTATTAAGTATTTGTGTAGGCACAAGCAAAAGGGACAGAGGGAGGATTTATTGAAAGCGATACATTATATTGAAATGGCAATAGATAGAGACTACGGTGATGACACAGCCATACCTCTACCAAATGGTTTTTCTCTCAAGGAGAATAAATAATGTGTGTGGTGCCACAGATAAATGAATTAGATTTATCAGGGGTTGACACCGTAGCTGTTGACTTAGAAACATATGATCCTGGTTTAAAAACAAAGGGGTCGGGAGCTATAACAGGAGAAGGTTATGTTTGTGGTATTGCTGTGGCAACACACAAGCAAACACTTTATTTTCCAATTAATCATAAATACACAGACAATTTAAATGCAGATGAAACCTGGGATAGGTTAAATGAATTAATATTTCAAAATAAAAATATAACAAAAGTTTTTCACAACGCCATGTATGATGTGTGTTGGATTAGAGCTACCACAGGTTTAATGTTAAAAGGACCTATCTACGACACTATGATAGCTGCTTCTGTTCTTGATGAAAACAGAATGAAATATTCTTTAGATGCTTTAAGTAAAGATTATTTAGATGATACTAAATATAAATGGGATTTAAGAGAGAAATCAATAGCTCAGTACGGCATTAACGATCCAATGAGTAACATGCATAAACTACCTTACATATTAGTAAAAGATTATGCTGAACAAGATGTTAATTTAACTTTTAGGCTGTGGAATTTATTTAATAAAAATTTAGACAGAATTATATATGAACCAAAGGCTAAAAGTCCACGAAAAATTTTTGATTTAGAAACAAGATTGTTTCCTTGTTTAGTTGACATGAAATTCAAAGGAGTTAAAATTGATGTCGAAAAAACTAGAGAATTTGGTAGGTTTTTAGAAAGAAGAAAACAAAGACTGTTGAGAATAATAAAAGATCAAACAGACATTGAAGTTAACATATGGGCAGCAGCTTCAATAAAAAAACTTTTAGATTATTTAGAAGTAACAGATTACAAACAGACTCCTAAATCTAAAATGCCTAAACTACCAAAAGATTATTTAAGTACACACAAAGAAGTTTTACTAAGACTTATAGCTAAAGCTAGAGAGTGTGAAAAAGCAAACAATGCTTTTGTTGAGGGTCTATTAAGTTTTGTTCACAAGGGTAGAATACATGCAGATATAAATCAAATTAGATCAGACCAAGGTGGAACTGTAACTGGTAGATTTAGTATGTCCAATCCTAATTTACAACAGATTCCTGCTAGAGGTTGGATAGGTAAAAAAATGAGAAATATTTTTATTCCTGAAGATAATCACTCATGGGCAAGCTTTGACTACTCACAACAAGAACCTAGAATAGTAGTGCATTATGCCGTAAAGTTATTGAAAGATAATCCTGATTTAAAAGAGGAAAACATACCACAAGAATACCGAAACAAGGTTAAACAAAAAATTATTAGAAGTGTACAAAAGATGGAGGATTTTTATAAAGAAAACCCAGAGGCAGACTTTCATCAACTTGTAGCAGACATGGCAAATATACCAAGAAGACAAGCAAAGACAATAAACTTAGGGATGTTTTATGGTATGGGTAAAATGAAACTACAGAAAGAATTAAATTTAGAACGAGAGGAAGCTAAAGAGTTATTTGATAAATATCATAAAGAGGTTCCTTTTGTTAAAAAGTTATCAGAGGAACTTATAGATTTTGCCACAGATAATGAACTATTGTTCACTTTGGGTGATAGATTTTGTAGATTTAACAAATGGGAGACTACAGATAAGAAATGGAACCCTAAAATAGGTAGATTTGATAAAGTGGATCTTTTAACCAAACAACAAGCAGAGGAAAAATACAAAACTTGGCTACTAGAACATGGAGATGAAACAAACAGAGATAAAAAAGAAGCAACTAAACTAAACCCTGATTATAAAGATATTTTATATTATTATGCTCCAGCGTTTACGTACAAAGCTTTGAATAGATTGATACAAGGATCAGCTGCAGACATGACAAAGACTGCCATGGTTAATTTATATGAGCAAGGGATTTTACCGCACATACAAATTCATGATGAGTTGTGCATCTCTGTAAAAGATGATATTGAAATTAGTAAGATAAAAAATATTATGGAGTCAGCTCTTCCACTAAAGATAAAAAACAAGGTGACTTGTAAAAAAGGGAACAGTTGGGGGAGTGCAAAGTGAGGATTATTTATGGCTTATTTAAATGCAAATATTCCAGTGGAATATGCACAAATAAAAAGAGAGTATCTCTATGACCTTAAGAAACATCATGGAGAAGTTGAAGACTGCATTATCTTTGGCCTTTCGGCTATTACAGGGCGTAGTATCCTTTTTCATTGTATTATGGAAAATGGAGCTATCTTCTATCGTCTCCCGATATCTGCGTTCATTCAAAGAGGCTTTAAGCCAGAAGAAGTTCCTAGACGTAGACTTGACGAATTACAGTTGTGGAATTGTTTTAGTTATTATCCTTCTGTAC